CGCCGAGGAGACTGTCGCTCAGCCGCGCAAGGCTGCGACCGCTGAGCCTAAGAAGGTCGCTCCCGCTAAGAAGGCTTCGTGGGACGAGGACGAGGACGGCGACTCGCTAGAGTTCTTCAAGAAGCTCGCTGAGGACTAAGCAGCGGCGTAGACGTTCTGTAGAGACGTTATGAGAGAGGGGTCGGTGTCTCTTGCGGTCGTAGGACCACCGGTGACGCCGGCCCTTCCTCCACCACCCATGGATACGTTGTTCACAGTCGGACTGATCACGTTTCCGCCGGCAGCTGCCGTCGGTGCAGTGGCGGCAGATGCTATCTGAGTCCCAGCAGCCCCCCCACCCATAGGCGCAGCGGCCATCATCTCTGGCGATCCGGCTTTACTGAACGACTGAAGAGCTTGATTCGCATAGGCGACTCTCTTCTCGTCGTGCGCTCCGGCGCCGGCCCTCTCGTAAGCCTTACTAAAGTTTCGTGCCGCCTCCTCGGCGGTCGTGCTCTTCTTTAGCAGATCGAGAGCCTTCTTCTCTCGAGTGTTGAGCTCATGCATGATGTACTCGAGCTGAGTGTACAGGTCGTACGGAGACGTACCTCGACTCTTTGCAAACTCTTGGAGTCCGGTCCACCTATCTCCACGCCACTGAGCTATACCGTGTGCGCCCTTGCCGCCACCTTCTTTATTGATCGCGTTCGGATTCAGTCCGGACTCCTGCATGAGGTTTCCAGCGATTCCAGCGGCCTGCTCGGGAGAGAAGCCTTTGTCTACAAAGAACTTCGTGACTTCGTCGAGAGTCCCGCGCTTTCCCTCTGGAACTCGCACACTTGTTCCAGGCGCCGCAGCAGCACTCGGTGCCGCAGCAGCACTCGGTGCCGCAGCAGCACTCGGTGACATACCCATCATGCTCGCAGCCGCACCCTCTCCGGCGCGCACTTGACCACCACGCGACGTCTCAGCTTTCATAGCTGCGCCAAAGCGTTCTCTAGCGCCAGTACCCTCAAACTCCTTGGCCACGTACCCGGTCTTCGATGCCTCTAGAGCTGCGGCCTTCTCCTCGATGGCCGCACCGACTCCGCCTGTGTACGTCTTCTTCTGATAATTCGTAGATGTACCCTCTATCGCAGCCGCAGCTTTCTCAAGCATATCATTAATCTTACTACCAACATCGACTTCGACTTTACCTATGACGGGTAAGTCTAGCGACAGCTTAGTCGGTATGGCTGCTGACAGAGAACGGATGGTGTTGGCGATGTAGCTCATGAGCATGTCTTTAGCGTCGAAGAAAGTCTTCTTGACTGTCTCGATTGTGTCGTTAACAAACTCGCCGATGGCGTCGGCGATCGGCGCGCCGTTGCGAAAGAGCTTAACCATGGAGTCGATTGCAGTGTCCTTGATGTCGAAGAACAGCTTCTTCACGCTCTCTATAGTGTCGTGAACGAACTCGTTAAACGACTCAGAGATAGCATCAGTGATTACCTTAGGATCTTTAAACAGCAGTGTGACGAAGCTGAAGAATGTTCTGAAGTAGTCGAGGATCTTATTGATAAAGTCGGCACCCCCCTTCTCAATGTCCTCTGCCGCTTTGTCAAATCCAAGAGCCTTTAGTATCAGAGATCCGAGCATCACCGGAAGCTCTAAGAATCCCTTAAGCACGTTTGCGATGGCTTCACGTATTCCAGTAACGATATCTCCTCCCTCAGAGAACCCAACTAAGAATCCTTCAAATGCTTCGAACAACGCGAAGATGGGCCCGAGAAATTTCTTAAAAAGATTGCCGACGCGCTTAAGCATCGGCAGCAGTGGCGCTATGAGACTTGAGCCTAGAGCAGCTAGTCCTCCAATCAGTCCAGCGATCCCACCACCGCCACCCTCTTCAGCCTTCACAGGTGCGCCGGTCGGCGGAACTGCCGCTGCGGCTTTTGCTTCTAGACTAGCTTCGCGATCCATAGCCGCCCGCTTCTCGTCGGACATCTTAAAGAAGTTCACAAACTCAACCAGGCTACTTTTCATATCGTTGCTTAGCGACTCTATATTCTTAAGAGTCTTGTTAGACTGTGCAAGCTCTCCATTCATGTCGATGATGTTACTGCCTACCTCAGTGAGGATCAGATTATTGTCCTTCATGAGATCGGTCATCGACGACGCACTCGCCGCGTCGTTTGTTTCTTGGTCTAGCTTAGGTAGAGCCATCTATTTCGCTTTAGCCTTCTCTTCTTCTTTCTTTATGTGGTCCAACAGAAACTTTACATAGATATCCCTCTCCCACGGAATCATACTCTCTATCTCTGTGAGTGAGTACTTATGAAAGTGCATCATCGCCCACGATAGGTAGTAGTAGTTCGCGAGTGTGTTGTGCGAGAGGGATGCTAAAAAAAATCATTTAGGCCCCTCAGCGTAAGCGAGTCGACCTGACTGCACTTCGGACACGTATACTCGACGCTGTGAGTCAGACGCGGCATGGTCGAGAAGAAGTCGACTAGCTTCTTTAACTGATCCTGAGTCATCGATTCGACGAACTCCGACGCGTCTCGACGACTATCCGGCTCAAATTTATGCTCATCGTCGTACACACACTCGATGCAGTCGGCTATCATATCCATCATACCAGACAGCACGTTCTTCTTATCGAAGTCGACGATCTTTCTAACGGTGTTTATGGTTGGGTACTTCATCCTGATCGTGTACTTCTCAGAGATCTTTATGTCTCTTACGTGGTTGTCGTCTCTGACACACTCGATGCTGTCGAGATCGACTTCAACCTCACTGACGCCGTCGCACTCCATGCCATTTCGATTCTTTCCTCCGCTGTGCATGTACCTCAGCTTCGTCGTCTCACCTATGGACTTAGCCCTCAGCTTGAGGAACATATACTCAATGTCGAACGTAGGAAGCTTAGACACGTCTACGTCCTGCGGAGACACAATGCAGTTCTGTAGGACTTGACACACCGCGCGGATCGTGCTGTCAGAATCTTTCGCTTCGCTGGCTATCAGGAGAGCCTTCTCTTCTTTTACCAAGAATGGTCTGAAAGTGACTTCGACGCCGTTCGACGGAAGCTTCGCAGAGAAGAGGGGATTGCTGATCTTTGGTAGAGACATTACGAATCACTCCTAGAATGGTAAGATGGTCTTTTGAGCCCTGAGGTTAGTGCTCAGGCTACGTCCCGTGGCGTCTAGACCCGCACGCATAGCACCGGCGAAGCCTAGGTTCTTTATTGATGAAGCAACAGGAAGAAAGTGTTGGAAAGATTCGATCGTCTTTCTAAACATACTCTTACTGTCCTGTAAGCTACGAAACCGCTCGTACTCTGGAGAGCTGTGCTCCTCGGTCGCGTAGACGTACTCCATCTCGACTTGCAGCTTTCCGTACTGATCGCCGGCGTTCCAGTCCATGCCTAGGTCGTACACGAAGAGGGGGTACGCTTCGTGTAGAGTGACCTTAGTAGCCCAGATGATCGGCGTCTGTCGTCCGTTCGTACCAAATATGTCGATGCCGAATGGTTTAGTAACGATGGAGGGATCGAACCCGAGTGCCTGTCCTATGTCAGTCAGCTGAGAGAATATGTCTCGCGGACCGCTTCCTCTCCCCTGAAAAGCCGGTGACTCAGCGAACTGAAGTATCTCTATGCGACCGATGAAGTCGTTGTAGAATCCAACGTCAAACTGTCCGGCGTTCTTTCTAGGACCGTCAGTCCTCGTAGTTCCCACCGCCTGGTCCTGCCACTGCATGAAGTACTCACGCTCGTACATATCTTCGCTAAGGATTACGTTGAAGTTGAAGGTCTGACCCTTATCCATAGCGTACGGTATAGACCTAGGTGGACCTACGTACCTCATTACTGTAGTCATCAGACGACGCCCAGGAAAGTTACACGACTCAATTCTGAGCGGCAGGTTGTCTCCTCGCGCAGTGACTCCACTCGGCGAGTACACGTTCACGTAGAAGAGAGAAGGCTTCGCTACGCCGCGGCGGCCTATCTCCGATCCGAAATTTGTTACGTTGAAACTCAACGGAACATCTCCATAGACTCTCTGTGAACTCGAGACATCGGTGCTCCGATAAACTTCTGCAGCGGCAGGAACAGCGCTAGGTCCCACTCGTTCGAGTGGACTTGAAAGAACCTCGACTTGATGTGACTGACTAGGTACCGCTTGATGCAGGGCTGAAACAGCGCAAACTTAGAAGCGGCCTTGAGGATGTCGTACGAGATCTTTAGTCGAGTGTTGTCGTCGTACCGCTTGTCGGTCGCGATGTCGTACAGCTTGTCCATAAGCTTAGCGCGCATGCGCAGCGGGAGGTAGTGGAGGTTGATTCCGAGAAAAGACTGTCCGCTCATCGGTGCCTTAGTCCCGGAGTACGACGACTCGAACGGAAAGATGAGTGGAAACGCGTCGTAGTACGGAAGCGTCTCTTTGCC